CTTGCGCTGTTGCTCCGCCTGCTTGATTTGTAGTTCTTGCTGTTGCATCTGGATGATCGGGTCTTGAGCTTTCTGCTCCGCTTGCTGTTGCGCTGCGGCGGCCTGTTTCTGCTGCGTAAGCTGTTGCCCTGCTTTTGCCAACAAGCTTGCCAACTGCACTTCTTGCTCTTCGCTAAGCTCTGAATCTGGCGGAGGTAGAGGCACACCAAGTTTTTCTTCCATCTCTATGCGGTATTGAAACGCTACGTGCTCCGCTATATGTGCTGTTAGAGCAGACATAATTTGCTGTGCCGCAGGATTCTGCCCAATAAACGCCATGATCTGAGGGTCCTGCATAAACGCTTCGTGGGTAGCAATGTGAGCCTTGTGGTCTTGGTAGATAAACGCCTTCATTGGTTTACCAACAAGAGCCGCCATGTTCTCACTGACCGGATCAGAAGGCTTAAGGTCGTCCTTAATCGGTACAAGCTTATCGGCGTTCTTAATGCCTAAAACCTCAATCATCTGGCGGTGAAGCTGGGGTAGGTCGTAAATTTGAGGGGTGGCCTGTGACATCTGCAACACGGTTTGATACTGCACAACTCTTTGTGCCATCGTGCTGCTATTGGGGTCGCTGACAGGAATTACTTCTACCATAGCGTAGTCGGCTTGCCGAGCTCGCGGTTCACCACGATCAGGGACGTACTCATACTCTATAGGAGCGTACTCAGCAATGATTCTTCGGAGTAGCTTAAACTCCTGTTTCATTGAGAAATGGACCCGGGATTGCACCGCAGCCATTGGTTTGAGCGTACGCTCTAGTAGGGCAAGTGTAGTTCCGACAGGAGCATTAGCACTCATGTCAGAGATGTTCATATCGGAGATTGCCCCTAGACGTCGCCCTTCCTCCGTAATCTGCTTAAGTAAGGCAAAGAGGGTCTGGCTAGGCTCCTTATAGGGGAGAGGCATAATGTTGTCGCGGATCGACCCCGACGGTATATCTACATCACGAAATTCACCGGGACCAATGGGTGTGTCGTCGCCCTTAACCCGTAGTCCGCGAGACTTAAGGCCCCCGGGTAGATTGGATAGGGTTCCAGCGTCCACGAGCTGACGGATGATACTAGTGCCAGCGCGAGCGTAGCCGCCAATAATGTGAATGAGTCCAAGTCCATAAAATCCAAATCCGGGAACGTAAGCATAATGTACAAAATGTTGACGCTTTAGCATCAGCGGGTCTTCAGGGTTCCAATTACGACGGATAGCTAGTACCTCGCCCGTACCCTTCTCAAGTGTTACCACATAAGGCTTTGCGACTTGCAGCGTCGAATCGGTGTCCGCTCCATCCACACCGGGAATATTAAAGTCAACGTGTATTTCAAGCACGGTGTAACGGTCGTCAGAAGTAAGAGATACCCCTGACTGCTCAGCCTTAGCCTCCTCAACGTCGGAGAAAAACGACATAGGGTCGCCAAGTTCCACGTCCCGATAGAACCCAGCCGCCTGTAGCTTAACCATCTCGTTTTTTGTCTTGCGCATGACGTGCGTAACGCGCTCTGCGGACTCAATATTAGAGGCACCGTAGGGTACAATTACGTCTTCTGCGGGTATGTATAAGGCTACTTGACGAGCTAAATTGGGGTCATAATAGACCTTTTTGAAGGCAGAACCGGCCAATCCTAGGCTATATAGCAGCCTTTCATGCTCGGGGCGGTATTCTACCATAACTTCAGTCAATTCGTAATTCATGTCTGTCTTAACACGTAAGGCAGCGTCTTCTTTGTCTTGGGTAGCTTCTCCAAGGATTTTAGTCTTAACGGGGCCAGCAGCAGGGAAAGTCTCGCTCATAGCCTCCGCTTGGAACCGTATAGCTGCTTCCGCTAGGATGTTAGAGTACACACCACAGGCGTTTTCCCAAGGCTCAGTGCGCTCTTCGTACTTCATACCTAGCACATCAAGCCCGGCAACGTAGCTATCAGCCCAGTCACGTCGGGCGGCCATGTCATTTTCTACAAAATCACTCAGATCGCTTGCTATTTGCTGTAGTTGCCCGTCTTCTAGGTAGTCAACTAGGTTTGTATCGAACGGAGCATCCTCAATTTCTTCCGTTTCTGTCCCGAAAGTAATCTCTACACTGCCGTCTTCGAGTACTTCTTCCACCCCATCTTCGGACATGAGGTCTATTTCCATCATTGCCTCCATCTCGCCCATGTCTTCGATGCCTTCCGGCAAGTTGTATAAACTTTTTTCAATAGCCATTAGTAAAACCCGCCGTTGCGCCTTCTAAACAAAGGGTCATCTTCCCTTTCGTCCGAAGGCAATCGAATGAACCCACCTTTTCTGAACCGCGCTAGCGCAAGAGACACTGAGTCAACGTAGTCATCGTGTTCTCCTGCTGGAAAACTAGCAACTTCGTCAATAACTTCTTCTGCCCAAGACTTGTTTGGTGCCCATACTATGCCAGACGCAAACATATCCGATACCGCGTTCAATCTTGTAATCTTATCGTTACCCTTTGTGGGGGTAAACTCCTGCGCGGGTATGCCCATCGCCCGCATTTCGTAAATTAAGGGAGAACCCGAGGCTTTTTTCTCAATAATCAAAGAATCTGGTTGCCACTCGTCATATTGCTCTACAGTTGCTCGCTTAAGTGTAGGAAACTCCATTCTGTCCCTAAAAGCGTTCAAAAGTATCAAGTTAGCCCTCTCTACCCCGTCTTCATCTGTGTGGTAAAACACCCCCCATGTCGTACAGGCAGAGTAATCCGACCTATTTGTCTTCTCAAACGCCGTATCCCACGCTTGGACGATAAAAGTAACGGGGGGAGGCTCATCTTGCTCCCATTCCCGCCACCACTCGCGCTTGACTATAGCCGAAGACTCTGATGTAGGCTGTTGTTGGTACTGCGCCATCCATTTAGAGTTGGGTAGTTCTTCTTTTAGTGCTTGGAGCTCCATTGGCGGCCAAAACTCGGGCCATAAGGGCGTGCCTGACGGCATAATCGCTGGGAATTCAATAACTTCCCACTCTTCCCCACCCCTTTGGGCCGAAGATTTCAATACTCTAGCGGTTAAATCACGTAATGACCACCGTGTCATCACAACAACGATAGCCCCACCCGGTTGTAGACGCTGCCGAGGACCAGATGTATACCACTCGTAGGTCTTATCGTAAATGTCTGGGTTTATTTCAGCTAATGCTGCCTCTTGTTCCGAGTGCGGGTCGTCAATAATGAGCAAATCCGCACCTTTACCAGTAACCGCACCCCCTACGCCTATTGCAAAGTAGTCGCCACCCTTACTTGTGTTCCATCTTCCCGCTGCTTTAGAGTCACTTTGTAGGGTCAACTCGGGAAATATGCTCTGGTAGTTGCTTGTGTCTACTAAGTTACGTACTTTTCGACCAAAACCTACCGCGAGCTCGGCGGTGTGTGACGTCTGAATAATCTTTTTATGGGGGAACTTACCCAAAAACCACGCAGGTAGAAGGTAGCTAGCAAACTCAGACTTAGTGTGACGAGGAGGCATATTAACAATAAGGCGCTTACACTCCCCACTAGCCACTCGCTCAAACGCTTCAGCCATAATCGCATGGTGTTTCCCCGATATAAATGTGGGCCAGACCGCGTTAACAAAATCTATAAACTTTGTCTGAGACTTCTTCTGCTCTTGTAACTTCTCTAAGTGAGCAAGCTCCGCCAACAACTTCTCTTGCTCCGGCAGGCTTAACATCGGCAGTATTGCAGGTATATCCTTTAGAGATATGTTTTCAAAGGGCGATGTCATCCTCTTCAATTACCTCTTCAATGCCGTCTAACTCTGCAAGCAACGGTGAGCTCGGCTTCTCTGCACCCAGTGATTGCGCTAATGGCACCTCATGCACAACGGTAGCATTAAGAAGCCGTTTGACCCGATCCTTAATTGCCTTCTCTAAGTCGTCTGGGTCTTTGTAATTTACCGTTATCTCGCTACGCTCTGTAAATATGCCTATGTCACTGTGCTTGCCCAAGAGTTCTAGGGCCTTGAGCTCGTATCGAGCATCCCCACAGTTGGCAATCTCCATAAGTTTATTCGTAATGGCGGCCCGGGCTGACGCCGCGTCCATAGCAAGTTGCTGACCATACGTACGCAGGAATGCCGCAGCAGCGAAAGCGGTGGTAGGTGTTTTTAAGTTTGAGGGTTTCTTTGCGGAAGCTACGGCGTTAAGTAGTTCTTTCTCTTTAGCTGCGTCTTTCTCAGACACATTTAGAGGTGCGCCTAGGTCCACTAGGAGTTCAGCGGTATTCCCGGCGACGGCTATCTCGTCGAGCAATGTCGCAGTCTTTTGCGCGGTCGTGTCATAAGGAACAGAGTGCTCCTTTGTAGGCTCTACTTTCACAACGGGCATATGTCAATTCGCAGGTAGTTAATACCGATGGGCGGAGTGTAAGTGATTAGTGTAGTGGGCGCAAGTGCATCAAGAAAAATATAATAAATACCCCCCCTGTTTTGTTTTGAGACTCCTATGGGGGGTGTTCCTGTGTGAGAGGGGGTGGGGGTCGCGTTTTCAAAATCGTGTGATGTTTTGTGCATATTAGTAAGTATAGGGGACTGTAGCATTTTTTAGTATTTTGGGGGGGTCGGGCGGGGGTAGGGCTCGGATTCTGGTGATTTGCTTCGGTTGGCCGCGTCCTAACAATTGTTAGCAAGTGCGCGCCTACTTTATTGCAGGCGAAAAAAAGCCAGCGTGTTAGGCTGGCGATTCCCTCGAGCTTCGTGGGTGTTAGCGCTTATTGCTTAAGCGGTCCATAAACTCTTTAAGCTCTTTGCTTTCAATCGGTGCGCCTAATGCCTTAAGCGCTCGGGTCACGTCTAACAGCGCTGCGGATAGCTCAGCAGTCTTGGCGTGCGCCTTGATAACCGCGTCATTGTCATCTGCCGTTAGGGTTCGGAATAGCTTGCCTAACTCGACCACGGCGCGCTCGTACAGGTCACGGTTTTTGCTGGTGGTCGTGGTTTCCTCTGTTGCGGTTTCTTCCTGTAATTCGTTTGCCAGCATCATTGCAGCAACATCTTCTGCGGGTAGCTTGGCTATCTGTTCCAGTAGCATTGGCTTTGCAAGCTCGCGTCCGTATGCCTTCACTCGTGCAAATTTCACGCTAGGGTTTGAGGACTTCCATGCTGTGTACAATTCCTTTTTGTGTGGGATAAGTTCCTTACCTATCTTGCTTCCGTCACGGTGCTCAACTGCATACCAAGATAACTCTTGGCAGTCAGGCTGGAACACTGTATTGAGAAAGGC